CTATCAAAACTTATCTGAGAACTAGAAATGAGTTTTCTGATTATGATTTTGAAGGGTCAGGATTGTCCTATCTTATCGATACTTTAGCATATAACACTTATTATAGTGCATTTAATGCTAATATGTCAATGAATGAGGCATTTCTTCCTTCTGCGACATTGCGAGATAATATTGTTAATATAGCAAAGCTTTTAAACTACGTTCCAAGGTCAATTACATGTTCTAAGGGATGTTTACATTTAGAGGTACAAACTTCACAAACAAATGGTGCATATCCTAGTAGTTTAACGCTTTCTAAGGGGCCTGTAGCAAGTGGAGGTAATTACATATGGAATGTACTTGCTGATACTACTGTAGAGGTTAATACGACCACTGGTATTGCAATATTTGATAATCTAATGATTCGTGAAGGATCTATTGTAGACTTTTCATATACTGTAAGTAGTTTTGAGAGTCAAAATTACATAGTTCCTGCTGAAGATGCAGATATAGACACTTTAACGGTTACTGTTAAACCAAACGAAGCATCTACTACATCAGATTTGTACAATTTAGTTGATACAGTTACTAATTTGACTGCTTCCACTAGGGTTTACTTTATTGCTGAAGGAGAAGACCAAAGATACGAAATAAGGTTTGGTGATGATAGTGTTGGTAGAAAACTTAAAGACGGTGAAATAATTAATTTAGAGTACTTAGTTACTTCTGGTCAAGAAGCAAATGAAGTTCAGAAGTTTACCTTTATAGGTTCTCTTAATGATAGTCTTGGAATTACACCTCCAAACGGAGATGTTACTCTAACAACAAAGGAAAAATCACAACAGGGGTCTCCTTCTGAGACTGTAGAGTCTATCAAGTATATGGCTCCTAGATATTACTCTTCTCAATATAGAGCAGTTACAGCACAAGATTATGCTGTAATTACTAAGAAAATATATTCTAATGCAGATTCTGTTATTGCTTATGGTGGTGACTCATTAAATCCACCAATTTACGGTAAGGTTTATATTGCAATTAAGACTAAAACAGGTTCATCTCTAAATGATGCTACTAAGAAGACTATTGCTTCAGATCTTAGAAGTTATGCAATGGCATCTATTGACCCTGTAGTTATTGACCCAGATGAACTTTATGTATATCCTAAAGTATTTGCTTTGTATGATACTGGAGTAACTAACAATACGTCTGAAATTAAGACTAATATACAGAGTTCTGTTAATGATTGGGCAACTCAAACTCAAATCAATAACTTTAACTCAACATTTAGAAATCAACAATTCCAGAAAGCAATTACCTTATCTAATAAGGCAATTAGTGATGTTTCTGTGCAAACATCACTTTTGAAGTATATTAAACCTCAAACAAATCAAACTAATACTTATTGTATATCAACAGGTTCATCCCTATATGATAGTGCTCCAAGTAACGTTGATAGTGATACTACTGGTTGTAAGAAAGAACCAGTGATACTATCTGGTAATTTTAGAACAGCAGATAGACCTGGTGTTGATCAACAGTTTGAAGATGATGGTTTTGGTAAGTTGAGAACCTTCTATAATACTGGAAATAAGAAGGTATACACTAATACTTCCGCAGGTTCTATAAATTATGAAACTGGTGATATTTGCATAGGACCAATCAATATAATAGGAGCTGGAGATAATGTTCCAGCAACTACCAATTTAAATCTTTCTGATGCTGTTACTGGCACAGGTAGTGTAATTGACATTACTTTATTACCAACAGATTTGCAGTTGCCAACTCTGTTTATACCTTCTAACAGTTCTACTATTCCAGCATCAACTCCTGGAACAATAATCAACGTCATTAATCCTGAAGTCACAGTAGCTCCAGTTGGTACAACACCACCTCCTACTGTACCTCTAAATAGTTTGACACCAAAGGTGTTTAATCAAGCACCAACTCTAGTTGAAGTTACTTCAATTAATAATACAGGTTCTCTCACTTCTAGTTGTTTCTAACTTAGATGGCAAATATCAATAAAGTCTCCCAGTCAGTTAAGTCACTGACTCCAGCGTTCGTTGAGGATGAGTATCCTCTCTTTAATAAATTCATTGAATATTATTATAGATCGCAGGAGAAAACTGGACTAGGACAAAATATTTTAAACAATTTCTTACAATATCTGGATATTGATAAACTGGATATAGGAATACTTGATGGTGCAACGAAGATAGTAGAACCTCTTGGAGTAGATACTGATACAGTAGTTGTAGAGAGTGTAGACCCATTTTTAGAGAACGATGGATCTATTCTGATTGGTGATGAAGTAATTTACTATGAATCTGTAAGTCATGCTCCTAATATTGCTTTAAGTCCAGGTATTTCATACGAACAGGTTAAATTAAAGTGGTTGGGTCTTGCAAGTCCATTGGCATTGTTTGATGGAACTACTCAAAAATTCCCGTTAACTTCTCAAAATAATCCCGTAGCTCCACCTTCTGCACAACATTTGATTGTACAGTCTTATGGTGAGATTCTAATTCCTAATATAGATTATACTGTAGAAGGTACTGATATAATCTTCACAACTGCTCCTAGAACAAAACTCGATGCTGATGGAGCAGATTTAACTTTCATTACATATTTGAGTGGTTTTGTTGAAAGTAATATTGTTGCAATTGATAATTTATCTAATAGTTTTGGTGAAGGTAATCGTCAATTTACTATAACAAGAGATGGTGCTTTATACGAACCTGTTATAGATGAGTATGTTTTAGCGATTTATGATAATGAACTTCTTATTCCAAAAGTAGACTTCTTTATTGATGGAAATCAGTTTATATTTAAAGACGCACCTTTAAATGGTAGATTCTTATCATTATACTCTGTTGAAGCACCAATTCCTTCTTTTGGTGCAGGTGCTATTGGATATGCACGTATAGATGATGCTGGTACTTTAACTGGTATTTCTACAAATACTAATGGTAGTAACTATAGGTTTGAATATCCACCAAAAGTTTCTATTAAATCTGAAAATGGATCTGGGGCAGCTGCAACAGCATTAGTTAATGGTATTAAGAGTGTTTCTCTTCTTGATGGAGGATATGGGTATAGTGATACAAACCCACCTCTAGTAGATGTTCAATCACCTACAAAACCAGGTTCTACAACAGCAAGTATTAGAGCAACTGTTACAAATGGTGCTGTTAGTGGACTAGAAGTACTTAATTCAGGTAGTGGATATACATTCACACCTAGACTTAGCTTTAGGCAACCTGGAGGCGGTAAAATTGACCCTCCAACGATATCTAACGGTTCTATTAGTGGTGGTATAACTGTAACTAATGGTGGTATTGGTTATACAACTGTACCTGACATTTATATTGATGAACCTACTGAAGTAGATGGCATTAGAGCATCATTAAGAGCAGTATTAACAGACGGAAGAATTACTTCTGTTCAGATATTAAATGCTGGTCAAGGGTACGTAGGAACTCCTAGAGTTGCTGTTGTAGATCCAACAGGAGCACAAATTCTCCAAACAAAAGTTGATGGTGATGGAAGAGTAACAGATATTGAACTTTTAAATGGTGGTAGTGGATATCAAGATGTTCCATCGGTTTATATTGTTGATGAAAGAGTAGATCAACTTGGTAACTATGCTGGTGGTACTGGAGCTACTGCTGTTGCATCTATTTTCAATGGTCAGATTATTGATATTAATATAACCAATTTTGGTTCTGGATATAGTGCAACTGAACCTCCAACTATCTTTATTCAAGAACCACCTTCATCAGAAGCATCTGCTACAGTTGGACTTAATGAAGTTACTGGATTTACAGTAAATCAAAATGGTACTGGATATAGTAAAGCAAAATTTGAAGGATGTGCTAGAGCAGCAAGTGGTATTAAAGAATATTCTGAAGATGGTAATGCAGTATTCTCTGATGTTACAGTAGCATCTACAGCAGTTACAGATACTCCTGTTAAATGTTTGGATGCGTTATTCATCAAGAGATTGCTTGATAAGTATACAGAACAGTTCTTACCTGATGTACCTTCTCTAGATTACTCTCAAATTGACGTTAGAACAGCAATTAAGACTATTAAGGACTTTTATGCTTCTAAAGGTACTTCTTATAGTATTGCTTATCTCTTTAAGTTATTATATGGTGAAACTGTAAGTATTTCATATCCAAAAGACCAAATAATTAAGCCTTCTGATGCTACTTGGTCTATTGATACAATTCTTCGGGCAACGTTGGTTAGTGGTGATTCTAATAATATAAAAGATGCTTTATTAATACAAGATAGAGATATAGCAGATGATAATGTTCAAGCAGCAAGTGCTCTTGTAGAAAACTTTATTTCTATTAAAACTTCAGAACTAACAATATATGAATTGGTTCTTTCTGAAGAAACTATTAATGGTACGTTTACAGTTCCATATAAGACTAAACTTGCAGAGCCTTTGAATTTTACCGATGGTATTATTACAGTTGACTCTACTATCGGTTGGCCAGAAAGAAACGGTGAATTTTTAATCGGTACTGGAACTGGTTCAGAACTTGTACAGTATAAGGAGAAATCACTTAACCAGTTTATTGAATGTACTCGTTCAGTCAATAATGTAGTTGAAGATTGGGATTCTGCTACTGAAGTAACATCAAACTTTAGAGTTTATCTTAATAAGGGAACTGCTCAAGAAGTTGTAATGAATATTGTTGGTATTGTTGATGCTCAACAAACTACATTAACAGATACAGGTTCTTATTACTTACCTGGAGATAAATTAACGGTTTCCAAGCTTGGTGGTACTGGTGTTGGTCCAGATCTTACTACTTGGTTGTATAACGTCAAAAAATTGATTGATGTTGACACTGTAACTTATGGTGGTGTTAATAATCAGTCTGCTACTATAACTTGTACCAATCCTCATGGTTTATTGGTTGGAGATCAGGTTACCATTTATGGTGCTAACCCAATCATCTATAACGGAACATTTTTAGTAACTTCTAGGGATAGCGACCTTATATTCCAGTATAATCTACCTCAACCTGCTACTGTTATACCACAGGGTAATATTTTAGTATCTGTTGACCTTAATAAAGGTAAATCTGTCAACTCTGCTGTTAATAATGCAGTTAGTCCTTATACCACTAACATACAAAACTCATTCTTTAATGATAATTACGTTTATGTTGCTTCTACAGGTATTCCTAACTATGAGATAGGTCCATTCCCTGGTTCTGCTCTACTTCCAGGTAATCAACGTAAATTAAATAGGTTCCCTAAAGTACCTACTACAATTTCAACTAAGAATGCTATTTCTTCAGGTCCGATTGGTACTTGGGTAAATGGTGTATCAATTTGGTCTTATAAGTCAACCGAAGCAAAAACCTTTGGTGCTGTAACCGATGTTAGCATTACTAATTCTGGATCTGGATATGATGCTGCATCTCCTCCTGCAATTACTATGACAGGTGGTGGAGGAGAAGGTGCAACTGCA